GAGTTTATTGTTTTCATGGTTTTGGATTTTTAAGGCTGAGCCCTCCTGAAGGAGAACCCAGCCATGAATATTATAAGCAAAATCTCTCAATAAGAATTTCCTCAAATTCACGATCACCTGGAACATCAGGTAGTAATTCAGGATAAAATTCCTTAAAATAATCCCAAAATGTATCCAGTCCCCAGTCACCTTCGCCCTCCATACCTGTACAATCTGCATCCATAATTCTGTTAGTGCTGATTAATGCCCATCTTACGATACGCTTGATGGGAAATTTTTTGTCAACATCAACATTGAAATAAACCAGTTCATTGTTATCCACAATTTTACCAGTTTTTCGGTCTTTAAGTGTAATTGTTTTCATGGCTTTTGGTTTTAATTATAGTATAAAGATAATAGGTAGTTTTCTTATATCCAAACTTTTTTAAAGTTATTTTTAATATTTTTTTTAAAAAGTTATACTTATAAGTAGTTAATAACTAAACATTTATGAGTATTTCTTAAAAAAATTCGTAATTTATAACGTTTCTAAATAAGAAATAGGCAAAATTAAGGTATATTACGTCGATTTTTTGATCTTTCCATGTTATGATAAGGACAAAACATTCAAATCGTAAAATAAAAAGGAGAACAAAACCAGTAAAATGGAATGATGATAGGCCACGTCAGGCCTATATACTGGCTTTTTTATTTGGTGCTACTGAAGAACAGATAGCAATGGTAATGGATGTAAGTATTCCTACTATTACTTATTGGAAACGTGTTCACCCAGAATTCTTAGCAGCTTTACAAGAGGGAAAACAGGAACCAGATCAGCAGGTAGAACAATGTATGTTTCAACGAGCGTGTGGTTATAGCCATCCAGACACTGATATTAGAGTAGTAGATGGACAAATAGTAAAAACACCATTTGTGAGGCATTATCCACCCGACGTGACAGCAGGTATCTTCTGGTTAAAAAATCGTATGCGTGGGCGTTGGTGTGATGTAAACAAAACAATCCCCCAGGCAATCAATTTAACTCAGATTAATCTTACAGGATTTACGAGAGAAGAAAAATTAGCACTGGAAAAAATGGGAATGAAACAATTAATGAGTCATATTGTTGTTGATAATGATTGAGCGACAAACATTTATACGTACTCGTAAAACAAAACGGATACTGGCAATGGATGCCATAAAAGATCCATTTGCTATCCGCCGTGATATAAACAATGATTCCTTATACGATTTTATACAATATTTCTGGGATGAAGTATCAACCGATAAATTCAAGCCGAATTGGCATATAGGATATCTATGTAAAGAATTAGAAGAAATAGCAAAACAAGTTGCAAAAGATTTACCAAAAAAATATGATCTGATAATAAATATTCCACCAGGTACTACTAAAACAATAACCTGTTCAATAATGTTTCCTGTATGGTGTTGGACTCGGTGGCATTGGATGAGATTCATTACTGCCAGCTATTCAGCAGCTCTATCATTAGAAAGCGCTGAATATAGTAGAGATCTGGTAAGAAGTGATAAATTTAAGGTTGTATATCCTGAATTAGATATAAAAGAAGATAAAGATACAAAATCAAACTTTAAGACCGTAAAAAAAGAACAAGTCTTTCCAGGGCAACCACCACGCATCATTCAAGGTGGTAATCGGTATAGTACATCGGTTGGAGGAACACTGACAGGATTCCATGGTCATATACTAATAATTGATGATCCACTGAACCCGGAACAGGCAGCAAGTGAAAAAGAATTGGCTAATGCAAACCGGTGGATGGAACAAACCTTGTCAACCCGGAAAGTAGATAAAGCCAATACACCTACTATATTAATAATGCAACGTTTGCATCAGGATGACCCGTCAGGCCATATATTGGCAAAAAAGAAAAAGAATATTAAGCATATATCGTTGCCAGGCGAAATTCGTAATTACCGTGAGCAACTTAAGCCAATAGAGAAAGCAAGTAAATATAAGAATGATTTGCTGGATCCTGTTCGTATGAATTGGAAAGTATTGGAAGATATGGAAGCTGACTTGGGTCAATACGGATTTGCAGGGCAGGTAGGCCAGAAACCAACCCCACCCGGAGGTGGTATGTTCAAAGTAGATCACTTTAACATAATTACTACGTTACCGGCCCCGGTTAATTTCGTTCAGACCGTGCGTTATTGGGACAAGGCGGGTAGTGAGGGTGGAGGAGCGTATACGGTAGGTGTAAAGATAAGCAAGCTATTAGATGATCACCACACAGGCGTTCCACGGTTTATTATAGAGGACGTGCGGCGTGGACAATGGGCAAGTGAGGCGCGTGAACGAATTATTAAGAATACAGCTCTTGCTGACGGCGCTACGGTTCAAATTGGTGTTGAACAGGAACCCGGTTCGGGTGGAAAGGAATCGGCGGAAGCTACTATCAGAAATCTTGCTGGATTTAGTTGTTATGCAGACCGACCAACCGGCGACAAAGTATTCCGCGCTGACCCGTATTCAGTACAGGTGAATAATGGCAACATCATGTTGTTGCATGGTGATTGGAACCATGAATTTATAGAGGAGCATCGCAACTTTCCGTTTAGTACATATAAGGATCAGGTCGATGCCGGTGCAGGTGCATTTAATAGATTAACGACAAGACGAATTGCAAGACGGGTAACATAAAAACAAAATATAATGGCAAACAGGCAAGTAAACAGTACGTATTACAAGAATGCTGTTGTGGATACGGCTCCCGGAGCGGTCGAGGGCATTGTACAAGATATAGTAGAAAGTGATGACGAGGAAGATGAAGGATAAAAAGTCGGTCAGGATCGATGCGAGAACAATTATCATGGTCGATAGGAATATTCCTAATTATGTAGCTATTAAACGTTATCTGGAAAAGTTGGAGCGTTACAATAGTATAGCTCATCATATGAATAGAGAAAGGAAAAACAGAACCGTAAAAAGTTCTTTGAACCCTGAGCCGGATACTCAGGAATCCCTATAAAAGGGGCTTGCATGGATTTGGAGCGCATCGTATAGTTACATGACAGCTCTATTGGTTCTAATGTTATACGACCAAACCATTAAAAGGGAAATAAGCAATAGGGGATGTAACGTTCATCATATTTCCCTTGTATATAATAAATTGTTTACTCATTCCAAACATCCGTAGAAAACTTAAATTCAGAGATTTATAATTATTAATTACATGGGAGAAGTTAGCGGGACAATATCAGTTGCGAAAGTAATCGGAGTTGTGTCTGTTGAAAAAGTAGCTGGAACTATATCTGCTGAAGATGTAATTGGAGAAATTACATATCAAGGAGCATTTATCCCAAACACACCTACGGTTACAACAACAGATATAAGCAATATAACTGACACAACGGCTGATGGTGGTGGTAATGTAACATCCGAAGGAACTTCACCAGTTACAATGAGAGGCGTTTGTTGGAGCACTTCGGAAAATCCTACCATTGCGGATGATAAAACAGAAGATGGTTCGGGAATAGGAATTTTCACAAGTGAATTGACAGGTTTAATAGCAGAAACAACTTATTATGTCAGGGCTTATGCTACTAATGAAGTAGGTACATCCTATGGTGAACAAAAATCATTTGAAACTATTGCTCTTTATTGTGCCGAGTTCCAAACCGTTTATGATTCATGGACAATAAAGCCAACAGATGCAGATGCAGCCGAGCTTAATATTAAAGTTGAGAAGATGGTTGCTGATGGTATTTGGGCAATAAATGATATATACTATAATTTTGCTGTACATACTAATGATAATGGTGAAGCGCAAACGAATTGGATTAATCCAGGAACTCATGATGCAATATTAGTTAATAATCCTACTTTTGTAGCCTTTGAGGGATTTAAAGGTGATGGGACTACTCAATATATCAATACAAATTATAATCCCAATACTGATGCAATTAATCTTGCCCTGGATGATGCTTGTGGGTTTCTTTATAATCGAACAGACGGCCAATCAAATACATGGATGTATGGTTGTAGAAATGATTCCAAAGAGGCATTCGTTATTACTCCTTGGGCTCTTGCAGCACCAGATAAATTTTATCATGCTTGTAATTCTGGTTATGGTGATACTTATGCTGTGACAGATGCTTTTGGGATGCATCTTATGTCAAGAGATAACAATGCGAATTATGATGCATATAAAAATAAAGTTGGAATTAATAGTATTAAAGCATCTTCAGCAATTCCTAATTACAATATTTATTTGTTGGCTATGAATAATGCTGGTACTGCTATTGCTCATTCACCAAAACAGATTTCATGTGCTGGAGCTGGTGGAGCATTCACCCAAACAAATGTAGATGATCTTATAGATGCCTTTGAAACATGGATGGATTATAAAGGAAAAGGAGTTATACCATAATGGAATACATAATTATACCGAAAGATCGAGTTAAGGAATTTACCAAAATGGTAGATAAATGGAACAAAATTGAACCTATTGAAATAAAAGATGATAGATTTGTTTTACCTGTTGCAGTTTTGAAGATATGTTCAATGGCAACAAAGGGAGTGGCTCAGGACATACAAACATCATTAAAAAGTCTACCAATGGCTGAATTGAGTAAAACGGATTTTAAAGAACCTAAGATTGAAGAAATTGAACCTGAAATAAAAACAAAATAAATCATGGGAGCAAACGCAATAGAAATTTATCAAGAGAACACCCAAACAATCAAATGCACGGTAACCGGATTGGACGATCTGGATGGATACACTGCTACATTGACAGTAAAAAAGACTCCTAATGAAGATGTAATTATAGAAAAAGAGGGCTCAATATCAGACCTTGTTATAACATTCGATTTGACACCAGCTAATACAAAACTTTATCCAGGTAGATATGTTTATGACATTACGATAGATGATGAAACTAATAGATATACAATAGTTCAAGATTCATTCCTTGTTAAGGATAGTGTAAAATATTAAAATTGCAGCATGAAAAAATTAGTAATTATATTATCATTATTTGTCTTGACAATTTTTGTCAATGCACAGGATAGCATAATATATGCACAATTCAGATATGATTTCATGAATACTGAAATTATTCCCATTAATTCTTATAAAATTAACTTTGATAATCC